GAATCAGATTGTCATTGCTCCCAATTGGTTGACGGAGGAAACATGAAGTGTATAGCGCAAGATGTTGGAGATCAATGGGCAATCTATCATGGAGATGCGGTCGAAGTTATGGAAGGGTTGCCGGCGCGGAGCGTGGACTACTCTATCTTCTCGCCGCCATTTGCCAGCCTGTACACATACAGTAATTCACCGCGCGACATGGGCAACTGTCGCAACCACGATGAGTTTTTTGAGCAGTTCGACTTTCTAATTAAGCAACTTGTGCGAGTGATGAAGACGGGTCGCAATGTATCATTTCATTGCATGTTGTTGCCGACGAGCAAAGAGCGAGACGGATACATAGGATTGCGCGATTTCCGAGGCGATCTTATTCGTGCATTTCAAAAGCATGGATTCATCTACGCGTCTGAGGTTTGCATTTGGAAAGACCCTGTAACTGCAATGCAGCGCACGAAAGCATTAGGGTTGTTGCACAAGACTGTACGTGGCAACGCGAGCATGGCTCGGCAAGGAATTCCAGACTACCTAGTGACAATGCGAACGCCTGGTGAAGTTGAGGATCGCGTAACTCACGCCGAGGACTACCCGGTTAGCAAGTGGCAAAAAATCGCGTCGCCAATTTGGGATGACATTGATGCGAGTGATACGCTGCAACACAGGTCTGCACGCGAACACGACGATGAGCGACACATATGCCCGCTGCAGCTTGAAGTAATTCGCCGCGGCGTTGAATTGTGGACGAATCCTGGAGACGTCGTGCTGTCGCCTTTCATGGGCATCGCATCCGAGGGCTTTGTCGCAGTACAAATGGGCCGGAAATTTGTCGGCATTGAGTTGAAGGATTCATATTTTGAGCAATCAAAACTAAACATGCGACAGGCAGTGGCAACGACTGATCTATTCGTGCAGGTTGCCGCATGATAGATCCAGTCACCGACGAAATGCTGTCCGTGTTCAACGCGTGGCGTGAGACGATGGGACACAAACGCGCCAGGATGGACAACGCGAGATCGAAAATCATCCGCGCACGATTAGGCGACGGCTACAGCGTCGAGGACTTGTGTCTCGCCATTGACGGGTGTGCGGCATCCGCATTCCACATGGGCGAAAATGACACCGGGCAGCGTTACGATTCACTGTGTCTCATATTGCGAGATGCCGACCACGTTGACAAATTCGTGCGTGCAGGCGAGCATGCGCACAGAATTGTTGCCGAGCAAATTGCCAAGCGCGAAGCTTTGCACGCAACGGAAGAAGCAAGTCTGCCGACACCGGAAAAAGCGGCCGCATTTAGACGCATGCTCGGTGCGGTCAGGTTGAGGAAGGTGGCGTGATGCGGCGATCGAACGCGAGGGGATGCAACAAATCGCTTGACAACTGTGCAAGCGTTGTGTAATGTCGGTTTTGGGTGGTGAAGTTGTCGGGTTCATCAACGAACGATTTCCCGGCAATGCTTGTTCCCCCACGGATTTTGCGTGGCGTAGGTTGCAGATACTTCGATGAAAGACTCTGCATCCGCTTGTTCCCGCTGTAGGTTTTGGTGGCGTAGTTCTCAAGTTCCTCTTTCAAAGGGCAGGTCGTCGGTTCGAATCCGGCCGAGTCGAAAGACTCGTAGCTCAGCGGTAGAGCAGCAACCCTTGAGAGCGTTTGTTCCCCAATTGTCTACATCGGCCACGCATAACTCACGTCAACAAACAGGAGATCACATGCGTACAAATCTGGCCGTCAAATATCCCGATCCGACAAACAACGAAGGCGTTGCGACGATGCGCACTAAGCCCATCGATCAGCTTCGCCGTTCCGTGCTTTCGTGTTTGCTGTGGGAAGACTCGTTTTACGAATCAGGCGTGATTATCGCCGACCGCATCAAGACGCTGGTACACGAATGCGATCCGTCGGACGTGATGAGTCTCGCGGTTCAAGTCCGCGGCGAGATGAAACTGCGCCATGCCCCGCTGTTGCTGGTGCGTGAGCTCGCTCGCCATCCGAAGAAACCGAAGATCGCGAATACTCTCGCATCGGTGATTCAGCGCGCCGACGAACTTGCAGAATTTGTCAGCTTGTACTGGCAGGAGAAAAAGCAACCTCTGTCGAAACAGGTCAAGCTCGGGCTTGCGAAGGCATTCACCAAGTTCAACGCTTACTCGCTGGCGAAATACAACCGCGACGGCGCGGTGAAGCTCAAAGACGTTTTGTTTCTGTGTCACGCCAAGCCGCAGGACGAAGAACAGGCCGCTCTTTGGAAGCAGTTGATCGCCGGTACTCTACCGTCTCCGGATACCTGGGAAGTCGCCCTATCCGCCGGTGCCGACAAGAAGGCGACATTTGAGCGGTTGATCGCCGAAGGCAAGCTCGGCTCTCTTGCCCTGCTTCGCAACCTGCGAAACATGGAACAGGCCGGAGTCAACAAAGCGATTGTCGGATCGGCATTGATCGCTGACGCCGCGAAGTCCAAGGCGCTACCATTCCGATATATCGCTGCGGCGCGAGCCTGTCCAGCTTGGGAGCCGATGATTGACCTAGCCATGCAGGAGAGCATGAAGGTCATGTCGAATCTGACCGGGCGCACGATTGTCCTGGTGGACGTAAGCCCGTCAATGGCCGTGAAACTATCGGCAAAATCCGATTTGACGCGTATTGATGCAGCATGTGCTCTCGCAATTCTGGTTCGTGGAATCTGTGACGATGCGCGCGTGTTCGCATTCTCGAACACAATTGGCGAAGTTCCTCCTCGCAATGGGATGGCACTCGCTGACGCGATTAAGGTGACTGTGCCGTCGAACGGCACGCTGCTTGGCAAAGCAGTGGCGCACGTAAACGCGATCGGCTACGATCGCCTCATCGTGATAACCGACGAAGAGTCGCAGGATGCAGTCGGTGGCCATAACGCTACTGGGTACATTATCAATGTCGCCACCGGCAAGCATGGGGTGGGTTATGGAGAGTGGACGAAGATCAGCGGGTTCAGCGAGGCGATTATTACCTACATTCAGGCATGCGAAAAAATCGTCCCATGATCGGTAAAACTCCGGTGAAGCGGTACAACGTATCGCTGCCGCCGGAGTTTGCCGAGAGGCTGCGCAAGATCGGCAACGGCAATCTTTCCGCCGGCATTCGTCTCGCGTGTGCGCCGAAGGCGGTGCAGTCCCAGGATACCTGGGATGTTCTGTCTGCAATGATGTAGTTACGTTTGATGGGCAAGCCGCCGCCCACACTAGGCGACAAATCGGAGGTAATTATGAAAAAGCTATTTGCAGTTCTGGCTTTGTGCCTTGGCTTCGCGGTCAATGCGCAGACCATCGTTGTCCTGAATCCTGGGAGTGCTCAGCAGTATGCATACCTATGGTGTGGTAGTTACACACTCAACGAGTATGCGGATGGATTCGACGAGTCCGGTAATTCTGACACAGTAGTCGCAATGACGAACCGGTGTTTCACCGGCGGTCGTGGCGGGAAGTATCGTTTCTGGCTCGCATGTTGGAACGTGAAATTCAACGACTCGGGTGCCATCTTGAGCAAAACGCTTGTGAGTCAGGATAGCTGGTTGCAACGCGCATCAGCTCATGTTCCGTGTGTGTTTGATCAAGCAGCAACATATACACGCGGCGATGGAGCAACGCTTGCTACGCAATCGTTTCCAATTTCATCCGGTCCTGGTGCTGGTCCGAATTACCGTGCAGTGCTGACGTTGCCGTGAGTAGTGTCTATGTGCGCTCGCCGATGAGGCACCACCATGTGCGCTCGGCTGCGCATGGCCCGCGCAAGCGGTTTGCGCGCTCCAAACTGATGACAGGCAAACCACACGCAAAGAAGGGCAGGTTAGACAGTTTGGAGCGGCAGCCGCCGAGCGACTTGTCGGCTGGACAGTATTGGACCGGGAAAGGGCGTCGCGACGTGCGGCAACTAAACGCCATTTGGCGGAAGTCGAAGAAGCGGACCTCATGACGCGATCCATCTACAAGCGTGCGGCCAAGAACCCGCGCGCCAGCCAGTCAATGATAGATAAGCTCGGACCTATGGATGTGAGTGCAGGGCAAAACTGGAAGGGCGTCGGGGCAGAGCAAGTGCGTAAGTTGAATCAAACGGCGAGGAAGCGATGATGAGCACTGAACCTCTCAAGCCGTGCCCGTGGTGCGCGCGGGTAGACGTTACGTGCGTCGAGGCAAGTTTGCCCGAATGGGCCAATGCAAGCTGCGCAAACTGCCACGCTTTTGGCCCTGATATCCGCAAGGAGATCAATGAGCCTCGTGTCGAGTGGGAGTCGCGCGCTTTGGCGGCGTGGAACAAGCGGCGCAGGAAAACCGATAGAAAGTGGTGACATGTTGGTATTGCGGCGATTGTTCGCCGATCTACATCTTGACGACCCGCTGCTGCGTCCGGCGCTTGCTGCGATCGTGCGCCGGCAGCCTGCCGGCCAAACAGGCGATGCGGGCGCACCTGCGGCGGTATTGGCTGGCCCCAAGCCCGCCGGGAATGCCCACAGAGGCCCCAGAACAGCCCCAGGACGCGACAAAGCAGCTCGGACTGTGGTGAGCCACCCCAAAGCCAAGAAACGCTATGTGCAAATGTTTGGACAATAACTGGTGCAGGATACCCACCGATGAGAATGGCGGGAAATACCCGATGAGCAACCACGCGCCCTATTGCGATGAGTTCAAGCAGGAGGAGTTCACTCGGCTGACGTTGGATAAAATAACTTGTGTGATGGATCCGAGAGAGGCGATGGCAATGCTGACTGAGAGCGATGAGCCGTATGTCGTAAGTATGATAATGCTAACGCGCGATCAGTTCGAGCGGATGTCTGAATTCGATGGGTTCTAAAGAGCTGGAAAAGTGAAGACCAAGAAACGCCCTACGAGCCTGCCTGCGCTGCGCAAGAAGGCATGGGCGGCGTTCAGTGTGCATATTCGGTCAGGCGCTGCTTTGCATAACGGAGGCGCATTCTGTGTGACATGCAATGCTTTTGCTCCGTGGGCCGAGCTTCACGCCGGCCATTTCGTGCATTGCAGCAAACAGTCGCCACTTTCGTACGATGAGCGCAATGTGCACCCCCAGTGCCGCCAGTGCAACTATTACGGCATGCAAGGCGAGGCGATGATCCACTACACCGCTTTCATGCAGGCAAATTACGGTCCCGGAATCGTCAACGAATTGCTCGCCATTAAGCACGCAAAAAACTACCTGAAGCGGGCCGATCTTGAGGCGATCATCGAAAGGTATAAATGATGCAGAGGATTCTCTGCCCGATCTGGGCGTTTGTGTGGCGCCGGTGGCTCGATCACGATGAACGAGTTACGAAGGTCATCGGGTGGCGCACTGCGCGGATTCGTGGACCACGCGGTCGGGTTCGCTGCATGACCGTTGTGTTTAGGTAGGAAAAGGCATAGACTGTATTTCTCCTCTCGCGCTTGCCTCCCTTGCGCGACTTGGGCCGGGGTTGAGGCGGAGAAGCCTCCCCCGGCTTTGTTTTGCCTACATCGTTTCAGTGCCCAAACTCGATCGATACGTGGATCAGTCCGCTCGCCTTGTCGCCGATCCGCGGCATGTACGCCAAGCGCACCGATTGATAGCGCATGGATACTGGGATCATCGGCACCACGGCGCTGCTCGGATATCCGGTCGCACCGAACATGCCGACACCGCAATGCAGCGCCCAGCATGATGTCTCCCACGCGCGGCCGGCGTACGCGGTCGGCTTGCGGTGCGAATTACGGTATGCGCCGGCCTGCCAGCCGGTAGACGTGCGAGCATAGACGCCCAGGTTAATGCTGTTGTAGGTCGCAACTGTGCACCGCTGATCGCCGCACACGCCGGCCAAGTGCGGGTCAAGGTGCGCGGTGTAGAGATGCGCGCCGATGATGAGCTGGTCAAGCATCTTTATCTCGCATCGGCATCAGCAAGCCGCGACCGCCGTCGAACCGGAAAGCTGCCGGGAGCTTGTTGCCGTTAGGTGAAATTGTGCAATTCGGCAGTGAGGCCAACAGTCTCAGGTAGCGGGCCTGAAAATCGGCATAACCTATACGGACACGAGTCATTGCTTCGCCGCTGCCGTTACAAGCCAAGCAAGTGTCCACGGATTCGTCATCTTCCATGATTGGGATTTGTTTCCCGCTGCCAATGCAGCAATCGCAGATTAATGGCTCAGACGGAGGCGGGATGGCAATGAAATCCGTGCCGGGATTCTCTGCAAACAGCTTGTCAACGTTTGGGAATGATTTTTCTGGGCCTGCATTAGCTCTGCGCCAATCGTCTTTGATTTCGACTAGTACGTGTCCGTTGGTTGCCAGTATTACGCCGTTGGCATACCAGGGTTCGTGCGTATAGTGGAATGGGTCATCTTCCGTTGCGCAGAATTTGCGCAGCGTGGCGTCTGAGATGGTCATGGTGTTGGATCCTTAATTTTTACGTCCATTGCGGCGCAAGGTAATCCGCAGCTTTCGTTGTAGCAAACCGCATCGCCACAACATTCATGTTGCAGGGCAACGCGAGCGATGCCGATTGCCAATGCAGATAGTTCTGCGTGATTTGAGCGTTTGCTGACTTTAAGGTCCGCAATTGCTTTCAGTGCATCCAGCATATTTGCGCTCATGATGTCGATTCCTGGTGGGTCTTTTTGCGCTGCACGCGTTTGACCTTGCGTTTCCATTCGGCCCATATGATCGGGTTGACCTCAACTTTGCCGTGCTCGATGTTCTGCCACCACCTGGTCGAGCGCCCGAGGATCGCGGCGGCTTGCGGTTGAGTCAGGCCGGCGGCCAAGCGAGCGGTCAGGATGGCGTGACTTTCAATTCGCGGCGTGATCATGGTGCTACTCCTTTGCGCATCTCCGATGTGGCTTTGCCAATGTTTGTCAGCTTGCCCCTACACGCTCCAACGAGACTCGCCGCTGTCGCGCTCCAGCACATAGGCGCGGACGGTTTGCTTTTCGCTACGGGTCAGTTGCTTGCTCATGGTGTGCTCCTCTGTTGCAGTGCGTTACTGGCCTTCGCGTGTTGTATGGTCAAATACTTGGCTATTTTTTGTGGAGTGTTCTCGATCCAAGCAGAGGAGCCAAGCCAATCAGTGCCGTCGTCATGCAGGCCATAGTATGGTCGGTAGTAAATTGCGCTTTTTGTGATCCGCGTAATTTGCATTATCGTCGGTGTGCCATCAGTATTGAGCCAAACTTTGCTGGTGTAGTGGCTGCCAACTTTTATGCGTGCTTCGGTCATGGTGTGCTCCTCTGTGTTGGTGATCAGTTTTAGATATTGCGCTCGTTGGCATCTTTCGCGGCGGCTTGAACTACGGCTAACTCGGCCGTAAGCTCGGTGTACCGCGGATCGGCGTTCGATGTGCCGCTAATGATGCGTTGCAGGCGATATGCCTGGTCGCCCAGGCTCGCCCACATCGGTTGAGCCGTCTCACCGATGTACTGTGGATGCGGGTTATAGCCCTCGCCGCCATCATTCATAACGGCGTTGTAGGCCGTCCAGAGTGGGTTGATCTTGGTCATGGTGTGCTCCTTATGCTTTTGCGAAACGAAATCCGGCGACGAGGACTGCGACTCTTAGCTCCTCCGTCCAACCTTGGTTGCGCCCCCCCTGTATCGGGAGATCGCCTACATACCCGCATGAAATCAGCGGCTCGACTTCACCGGCCCCGCGCGCCGGTTCGCCAGTTTGGCGATATTCTCCATCGAGCGGGATGAACACATGCAACCCGTAACTACTAGCAGCGTGATCGGTTGTGAGCAAGCCGTACTCACCGGTACGGCAGATCGAAACTATTGCGCCATTCATGGTGTGCTCCTCTGTTGGCGGTGCGGTGATTCAGTACGCACATTCTGCGCGTACTTTGTGCGTGTGTCAACGGCTGTTACAATTTTGTGCTCTTCCTTAATGACGGGCAAGTCAGTAAGGCGCTTTTGCTCACGCACCCACTACATCTTGTATGTCGCTGGCATAAAACAGTGGCATGCACAAGATGTAGCGAAATAACTGACTGGCGAGTCGGCCACGTGTTACAGATTATTTTTTGGCGTTGACCCACTACATCTTGTGGTCCAACGTCTAAAAGTGCGTGCGGACACAAGTCTTCTGGTTCTGAATGCAAAAGCCGCGAGACTATAAAGATCTGTCGTGTCTCGCTCCGCTCGATCAGTGCTCTGCCTCCGCTGCGCTCCGGCTCCGCCGCTACAAGACGCTCATTGCCGCTGGGCTAGGTGCGATATTGCTGGATAAACCAATTCATCCGGTTCCTGCCACGTGTCTCGTCTACCTGATGTTGTTCTTGGCAGCGTTCGTGGTCTGTGGCCTATTGTTTTCTGTGGCTGTGTTCGGTCTCGCGCTATTCATTTAGCAGTTGACCACTGCGCCATATTGGCGTAAGCTTCCAATAGCCGTGTCATCTTGGCGTGGCGTAAAGGGGAGCCAATGAAAATCTTAATAGAGTTGACCGGCACAAGTCCGTTGCTGTGCCATAACCCCAGGATGGTCGATCCGGAATTCGACCTTAATCGTCAGATCAAAACCATTACATCAAAACGAAAAAAAACCGATGAAGACTTAACTCAGATCGCTCGCCTCGAATGGTACGGCGGGTTGTATGAGGAAAACGGCGGAGTCGTTCAGCCTACGTCGAAGGTCCGCAAGTGCATCATCAATGCGGCGAAAATTTCGAAGATGGGCAAGACCATCGAGCGCGCGCTGAGCTTTGCCGCGCTGCACGTTGCGCTGATTCACGACGGCCCGAAGGACATCGATGCGATGTACGCAGACAAGCGATTCCACTCGCGCCTATCCGTCGGCATCGGCGGCAAGCGCGTGATGCGCGTACGCCCGCAATTTTTTCCTTGGGCACTGAAAGTCGGCGGGCTTTTTGTTGAAGACGCCGGGATGAATTTCGACGAGTTCGAGCGGATTGTTGAGCTTGCCGGTTTGGTCGAGGGCATCGGTGACAATCGTATCAACGGGTATGGGCGATTTACTGCCGTTGTGAAGGAGGTCTGACGTGAACAGCAAATTCAGAATCAAGCGCAAGGATGGGCGATCGAATGCAAAAGTGATCCTCGATCACGTCAAGTCGGGCGTGGCCGGGGTGGTGTACTCGTATGCTGAACTCGGCGTGGCTTTATCGGCTGGCACGAATCACGTCTACACCGATCGCGAAGTGCAAGGCGTTGCTGCGAAAATCTATCCGCGACTGTTGAAAGAGCAGGCTCGCGCGCTGCATAACGTGCGCAACGTCGGGTATCGCCTCGCGCCTGCTGCATATCACGTCACGCTGGCCGGTGATCGCCAATCAAAAGCAGATCGGCAGATGCTGCGCGGTGTGCAAACCCTGCAAAACGTGCGCTGGGATGAGATGGACGAGAATCAGCGGCGCGCGCACGAAGGGCAGTTGTTAATCGTTGGCGCGATCTATGCTCAGATGACCGCGTTGGAACGTCGGCAATCCGCTGTCGAAACCGCAATCCGTAAGGTGAGCGGGCAAATTGTTGCAGAGTCGGAGTGATCAGGCAGGCTGGGCATGGCAGGGCAAGGCAAGGCTAGGCGAGGGCTCGGCAGGGCAAGGCGCGGCTAGGCAAGGCGGGCTTGGCTGGGCGTGGCATGGCTTGGCAGGGCGTGGCGTGGCATGGCAGGGCGTGGCGTGGCGTGGCATGGCGAGGCGTGGCATGGCGAGGCAGGGCAAGGCAGGTAAAGCTAAATGACCGGAGCGGAGCTTAAGCGGTTGCGCAAAACCCTCGGCTTATCCCTGGCGCAAGCCAGCAGGCAGGTCGAGGTTTCCGCTCGCACATGGTGCAGGTGGGAAGCCGGGAGGAAGGCTGTCCCTCAAACTGCGGAGAAGTTGTTTTTGTTGCTCAACAGACCGCAGTTGTGAGCAGGCAGGCGTGGCGTGGCATGGCCGGGCGCGGCGAGGCCCGGCAAGGCGGGGCAGGCACGGCGCGGCGCGGCGAGGCAAGGCAGGCAGGGGCTTATAGCGATCGCAGCGAGTTTGCAATATGGCACTCATCAAAATCAAGCACGATCTCCCGCGCGTCCGTGAGGCATATCGGGAATTCGGCCGTAACGTCGCCGACAAGGCCATCGCCCGAAGTCTCAACCGCGCTGTAGACCGCGGGCGCACTGCGATGAGCCGTGAGATACGCACGGTCTACAACCTATCGGCAGCACGTGTGCGCGACAGGCTGCGTGTGCGCCATGCCTATGCTGGTAGCAGGATCAGTCTTACCGCAGAGTTGGCCGGCACAGGAAAACGAGCGATGAATATCACCGGCTTCAAGCCAAAGCAAACGCCACAAGGCGTGTCTGTGAAGATTAAGAGACTGAGTGGCAGGGTGATCCCAATACCGCCATGGGCAGTGTACAAACCCTTCATCCTTAATGTCGCGGGGCGGCCGGTGGTCGCCAGAACTGCAAAAGGTAAAGGCACGAGGTCTAAACTCAGAGGCGTGACAACGATCGATATCCCTCAGATGTTCAATGCCAGGAAGGTCAACGACAAGGTTCGAGCGTTCATCATTAGCGAATTCTCGAAAGAACTGGAGCACAATCTTGCGTTCTATGGAGGGAGGATCAAATGAAACGACTGTTTGCAATTGTCATGTTGTGCACGATATCTCTGCCTGTCGTGGCAGGGACAGCCTACTGGACCGGCAGAGTGCAGCAGACCATCGTGTCAGGAATGGCTGTCACAAGCTGCGAGTACAGGTACATGGGAGAGAATATCTGGCGCTCATTCAGGGGCAAGACGTGCCCTGGCACTATCGAGGTTTAAGCTGCCTGAAAGTTAGTGCTCGCTTAGGCTTAACGATAAGTTAGTACTCACTCTCAATGAGAATTAATATTCACGGGTCCTTCCAAAATGTTGCATTGCGGATACGAGGCGAT